CGCGCCAACCGCAGGTTGTTCTCCGCCGCGATCTGGTTGGCCATCGCCTGGAAGATGACTTCGAGGACGGTATCGACGTCGTTGGCCTCGATGAGCATCTCGCCGAAGGTGTTCAGGACCCGCTCGTACTGGGCGTCCCAGAGGCCGGCGTCCTTCGCGGCCTGCTTGTCGAGTTCGAGCTGCGCGAGCGCACGGGTCACCTCGGGGGAGCGCGCGGGCTGGGCGGGCTGGCTGAGTTCGGCCGTCATGCCAGCGGCGATCGCGGCGGCGGTCTCGGGCGTGTAGTGCTCGGGGAGGGCCTTCCGCATGGCCTGGTCGACGGCCTCGGGCAGGGCCTCGACGACCTTGTCCCGGCTTGCGGTGAGGATGCGCTCCATCATCTCGTCGGCGGGGGACTCCTTGCCCGCCGGTGCGTAGGGCGGGGTGGGCGACGACGCTGTCGCCATGGCAAGGTTGCGCATGAGGATCCTTTCGCAGCGGCGCATGGGGGCGGCCTGGCAGTTGGCCCCGGCGTCGCTGTTTTTCAGTTAGCGCTGGTGAGAGGTGACTCGTGTGGCGTTGGCGTCGAGGTGGCCTGGCAGCTGTTCCTCGGCGTCAACGCTCTTGGTGCTGGCCTGCGAGAGCAGGGCCTCGTCGAACTCGCGGATCGCGGTCTCCGGGTACAGGAAACGCCTCCCGACCTTCGCCCCCTTGGGGCCGTAGCCGATGTGCCGCCAGTACCGGATCGTGCTTGAAGCGGTGCGGTAGCGCTCCGCTACCTCCGCCGTCGTGAAGTAGTGCTGCATGCCGTTCAACCTCGTCAGGGATGGGCGAGGGAGCTTGGATCAGCCTCCTGATGCTGCTGAAGCATGCCAGCGCTTTCGCCACCCCGTCAACCTTGCTGGGGGTGACGCCGTCGCGTGTCGTCGCTACCATCGATCCTCATGAAGGATGAGCGCAGTTCAACGCCAGCCAACGAACCCGATCTGGATGCGGACGCCCTACGTGTGGCGTTGGGTCGCCGCATGAGGATGGCGAGGGTGAACCTAGGTCTCTCTCAACAGGCCGTAGCTGACGCGATGATGGGGCGCGGCTTCAGTTGGCGGCAGACCACGGTGGCCAAGACAGAGGCGGCCGATAGGCCGGCCCTTTTCACGGAAGTCGTGGCACTCTCATCGATTCTGAAGCGGGAGCTGAGCTATTTCCTAAGCGGGCGGACTGCGCTAGACGAGGTGAAGGAGGAGTTGCAACAACAGACGAACGATCTGAAGCATCAGATGGACCACGCAAAGAGTCAGCTCGCCTACATCGAATCGAATCTAGCGAAAGCTGTCGTGGTTGAGGGGGTCATGCTGGCCATCGTTGAATTCTCTTACACGCTGGACACGTCACGGCTAAAGCAATCTTTCGAGGCTTTCTCGCAAAGCCGTGCGTTCGATGTTCCTTCGCTGAAGCGCGTGCTTGATGCCGCAGGAGTACCAGCCCACCAGGTAGAAGAGGTGGATCAGATGGGGCTGACTCATGCGGCCCGAGAGGTAAAGGAGAAGGGGGTGACGGGCCCGAGCGAGTGGTTGCCGGGGTTCGGAGATAAGGAGATTCCTCTTTCGGCGGCGCACTACCTGGAAACAGGAAAGTCTCCTACCTACTTTCTCGACTACCTGCGTCGCCGTGAGACATACGTGAACACTGTGTGTCCGCTGCTAGTCGACGACGTCATCGACTGGGTCGAATCGAGGAATCATCCTTGAGTGCTGCGCCTTTTCCATGCGAAATGCACAGCGTCGTAGTCGAAGTACCCGCCGTCGGGCATGCGCCCCGACCGCGGCTTGACCAGCGTGACGACGAGCGCCGCCCGCAGCACGTTGCGCTTCTGCTCCAGCAGCAACGCCTTCCACGCCTTCCGCACATCCGGCGCGCCGACCAGGCCGACGAGCGGGTCCACCATCGCCGCACGCGCCAACTGGTGCGTCACCCCGTCGAGCTGCGCGCGGGCCGTCTCCATGCCCTCGGTGAACGGGCCCAGCTCCAACTGGCCCGCACCGAACAGACCGGCCAGGTCGGTCATCCGCCGGCGGATCCGCTCGCTCTCCGCCTGCAACCCGGCAACGTCCACGTCGTCCGGACCGGGCAGCAACAGGTCCTCCGCGTCGTCGCGTGACAGCCGCTCGACGATCGTGTCCTCGACGTACTGGTCGACGACCTCGGCCCGCCGCCCGCCGCCGTGCCCGGTCGGACACTTGTAGCTCGGGTACTGCCGGCCACCGGACTGGGTCACCGTCATGCCCTGACCGCAGTCCCGGCCGCACAGGTACAGCAGCGAGCCCACCCACTTCGGCTGGGCCCCGCGGTTCGAGGTACGTGACGGGTCGGACAGGATCGCCACAACGGCCCTGAACTTCTCCTCCGGGACGATCGGCGCCCACTGTCCGGGCCCGACCTCCTCGCCCCTGTAGACCGCGATCCCGGCGTTCCTCGGGCGCTTCAGCATGTCCCGCAGATCCTGGTGGGTGATCGCGTTCCCGCGGGTGGTGGTGAGCCCCTTGTCCGTGCACCACTTCACGCAGCTGCGGATGGACCCGCCGGACAGGATGGTGTCCGTCCACTGCCGCAGCGCCTCGGCCTCCTCGGGCACGACCTTGTTCGTGTCGAGGACGGGCACCTCGAGTTCCTCGCCGGTCGCCCGGTCGACCCGCTTCTGCGTCTCCCCGGTGGGTACGCCCCAGCCGAACGGGCGGGTGCCGCCCGCCCATTCGCCGGCCATGGCCTTCTGCTGCCGGGCGCGGGCGACGCGGTGGCCCTTGTGCTCGGACTCCTGGCGGGCGACGGCGCCGAGGATCCGCGCGGTCATCCGCCCGGACGGCGTGGCGAGGTCGACGGTCCCGGCCTGCACGGTGTGCGTGGCGATGCCGCGGCGCTCGGACAGGGCGATGTACTTCTCCAGCTCCGTCGGGCTGCGGTGGAGCCGGTCGGTGTGCCAGGTGATGACGATGGTGGCGGTGCCCTGCTCCAGGTCGTCGAGCATGCGCAGGTAGTCCTTGCGCTTCTTGCCGCTGTAGGCGGACACGTCGTTGTCGACGTACACCTCGACGACGTTCCAGCCGTTGCGTTCTGCGAGGGCTTCGCAGTCCTGGCGCTGTCGCTCGACGCCGAGGCCGGCGCCGGTGCGGTCCTGGCTGATGCGGCAGTAGATGACGGCGCGGGTCTTGGTGCCTGCGGCAACGTCGACGGCGGCGCGGAGAGTTGGGCTCATGCTCTGAGTCTGCACCCGTAGTGGTGTCACTGTCTCAGGTTCGGGAACCCCAATATGGCTTCGTGCCACCACTGGAAAGATCTTGCTCGAAAGGGTGGGCATTGGTGCCCACCCATGCCCTTGACCTGCGCTTATGTCGCCGATTTCCACAGCCTGTGGGCACGCCTTCGAATCCAAGGTTGGGTGCAAAACGGCCCCGGCCGGATCGGCGTCCGGCCGGGGCCTGGTCCCGCCCGCCCCCAATGGGCACGGGGTACGGGGCGGGCGGTCTACCAGCTCTTGCGGCTGTACGCGTGCCAGTGCCTACCGCTGTGCCCGAACGGCAGGGTGCAGTGGTACCGGCCGCCCTGCCATTCGTTCCAGCAGTAGCCGCCGAGCCCGCGCTTACGAGGGAGGGACGAAAGGCTCATCGAGGCCTCCTCGCGCAGGCGCTGCGACGGGACGCGGCGCGCCACTGTCGGCGCAGCGCTCCGGCCCGCGGGCACTCCCGTTCCGGAACCGTCCGGCACGAGGTGCAGGTCGAGCAGTGGGTGAGTAGCGCCCGGTACTCCACGGGCGCGAGTGGCTGTACGGATCGGGCGCTCACGGCCGGACCGCCTGGCGGAGCGGGAGGAGGTGGCGCTGCTCCCGGCACGGGGCGCACGCGCTGCCGCCCTCGACCGGGGCGGCGGTACCGGACGGGCCTCGGTGCCAGTCGCACCATCCGGTGTCCGGTGTCTGGTCTGTGCTGCGGGGCGGGGTATGCGTATCGTCGGTCACGTCGACTCCATCCAGTCGGCCGAGCCCGGGGTCGGTGACACGGCCGCCGGGGTTTTCTGTGTTCGCAGCGTAGCCCTAGGTAGCTAGGGTAGCTAGGCGTGTCAGGCAATCTCGTCTCGCCGGGTAGGCCTGTCCTGCCTAGCGTCGAGATCATGGACTGGAAGCCGGACATCCCGCGGTGGCGACAGGTGTACGAGGTGATCGAGGCGCGGATCGCGGACGGAACGTATCCGCCGGGCGAGCAGCTGCCGGGCGTGCTGGCCCTGCACGGCGAGTTCGGGATCGCGCAGATGACCGCCCGCCGGGTGCTCTCCGAGCTGAGGGACGCGGGCCTCGCACAGATGCAGCCGGGCATCGGCACGTTCGTCACCGAGCTGCCCAAGCCGTAAGGGGGTACTCACTGACGAGTACCCCTGGACGCACGAAAGCGGCCCCGCCCTCCGAAGAGGGCGGGGCCGCGGTCATCGTGCGAAGAGGGCGACGGCGCCGGTCGCCGCGCCAGCGACACCGGCGAGGACGCCGATGGTGGGCAGTGGCCATCGGGCTTTTTCCAGCGTGCGGATGCGGGCCTCGTGGTCAGCGACGTCCTTGCCGACGTCGTTGAGACCCTGCCCGATGCCATCGAGCTTGGTCTCCACCCGGGTCAGGCCATCGCTCAGGGATCTCAGCTCCTGGTACATCTGCGTGTTGCTGATGTAGACGCCCGGGTCCGGGACCGGGGCGCCCATCAGACGCCCGTGGTCTGCCGGTTGGGCACCGCCCAGGTGATGCCCCAGGCGGCGAGGATGGCGAGCGCGATGGTCACGCCCTCCCCGGTGGTGAGCGTCCCGTCCTGCATGGCGGTGACGGCGACGGAGGCGCCGGCCGCGAGCCCGGCGACGAGGGACTTGGCGATGCTGGAGATCTTCATGCTGGTCCTCACTTCGTTTCGAGCGCGGTGACGCGCTTCTCCAGGGCGGTGAGCCGCTGGTCGGTGGTGAGTGGCGGCGTCGGTATCGGGCCCGGGATCGGGGCGGGGAGAGTGACCGGCTTCGACCACGAAGCCGGGTGCGTCAGCCGCTCGGCGACGTCCGCCCGGAACTGCGTGCCCGTGTAGGCGAATTTGCCGCGGGTGCCGTATCCCTCAACCGGGCCGAGCGGGTCGACCTTGCACTCGATCGAGGTCTCCTTGTGGCAGCCGCACGACTCCGCCGACCAGCCGTACTCCCGGCAGAACGCGGCGTTGATCCGCACCCACGCGTCGTACTGCGCCCGCGTGTAGACGTCGCTGCCGTTGCCGAGGTTCTCCGTCTCGATGCCGTAGGCCACGTCGTTGCCGTCGATCGTGCCCGAGCTCTTGGCCGGAGCCGGGTGCGTGGACTCCTCGTCGAGGAACGACTCGTAGGCGTTGCGCGCCATCAGCCCAGCGTGGTTCGCCCGGCCCGCACTGCACAGCGTGGCCAGCCCGGACTTCGCCAGGTGGATGTGAGCGAGCGGGCCGGGCAGTCCGGCGACGCCGTCCTTGGCGACGACCGCGAGCGAGTCGCGGCCTGCCGTGTGGTGGTTGAGGACCATGTGGACCGGGCCGAACGTCTTGCCGGTCTCGTCGTCCCGTCCGCGGGTGCGCCAGCCCGGGTACTCGGCGACCTTGACGCCCTCGGACTTGAGTATCGCGAGCAGCCGGTCCGGTGTCAGTGGTGCGGCCATGGGTCAGGGCTCCTCTACGGGGTGGATGGCGAGCTTGAACTCGGCGAGGGTGACCCGCCTCGAGGACGTCGCGTCGTGCGCGACGAGGAGGGCGAGGGGGACGTCGGGCCGGACGAAGAGCTGGTGGTGCTTGGTGAAGCACTGGATCCCCGGGCTCGGCGCCCGGTGGTCGGTGGCCGTGGAGTCGTAGTCGCCGAGCGGGTCGCGGACGAACCGGTCGCGGACCTCGGTGTAGTTCCCGGCCTCCCAGTAGATGAGGGAGGTGAGGACACCCCAGCCCGCGACGGCCGGCCAGATCAGCCCCGACCGCTCGTCGGTCTTCCAGTTGGTGACGTTGGCGCCGTCGGGCTGGGTGGGCTGGTGCATGCCCCAGGGGTCGTAGGACTCGGTGGTGTAGGGGAAGCGGACCAGGTGGTAGCCGTCGGTGGGGACGGACTGCGGGATGTCGACCTTGAGCGACACGATTCGGACGCCGGTCACCGGCACCTCCGGAAATGACGAAGCCCCGGCCGGGAGGCTCGGGGCGGACGGTGTGGGGGCGGGTCAGCTGGTGGCTTCGTACCGGCCGGCGATGTGCAGGGTCATGCCCGCGGCCGCGGCCACCGGGTTGGTCTGGTCCCAGAATGTGGAGTC